GCTTGTTGACCTGTTACACTTATTGTAGAATATTCACTCCACGCACCAGATCCCCATGTATCACGTCCCCAGCCTTGTATACTGGCCATCTAAGCCTCCTTAAATTATGAAGAAGCTATTCTTAAGATCGCACTATCGTCTTCAGCAGCAGGAAATGAAATTGTAAACGTTCCAGCAGTGGAAGATTTAACTCCACCAAAATCTAGTATACATACCGCAGCATTAGTAGTTAAACCAGTTACAGTTGAGTTATTATAAATAACCGCTGCTTGTGCTGAAATAGTTGCGCTTGTAAAAGACACATCTGCAAAATCAACAATAGCAGTTGTATTATCTAATTTTGGAAAAGTAGATTCAACTGTGCAGGCTCCTCCACCAGCAGTATAAGTTCCTGAATTGCTCACTTCGTCAGTTGTTTCATAAGCAGTTGTTGTATTATTTAACGTTGCTTCTGAATCAAAAAGTGCCAATTTGAACGAATTACCAGTAGATGCAGTAAAATCATGCAAAGCTTTTAAAATTTCAAGCTTAAACGATTTAACAATACATTGTTCAATAGCCATATTTTCTCCTTAAAAGTTATGGTTGTGCAGACTCGAGAGGTATTCTCAAGACTCCATCAAAATATTCACTTCGTCTTCTACGTCCCTGTTGTTCAATAGCAAAGGCTTGCATTGCTTCTTGAAATGATTGTTGGTACATCTGCAACATATCAGCAGGGCCTTTCAAAAACTTATAGGCTTCAACCAAACATCCATACAAAAGAACATCTTCGCCATTTGTACTCAACCAAGTTGTTCCTGATGAGCCGGCGTTTGTTAGACTGCTAGGCATCCTATTCATTGCAAGTTCTACTGTAAATCCCGAACTTGGGGTGGGAGCGACGTACACAGTATCATTATCCCAATTTCCATAATATTTTGGTACGCCAGTTGTATTACTGTTTTTATTATATTCTGTAAGAAAAGACAAATCTTTTTGAATTAAATATTTTCTGTTTCCAGCACTATCTTTAATTTGCATCCAATCTACACTAATAAAAGTAGTGCTTGTTGCTCCAGGCATAGATAAATAAGGATTATCGGCTGTTAGGTTAGCTGTCATATGCCCTCTTGATACATCTAGATCAATAGTTCTAAAAATACGTTTTTCGGTATTTTTAATCATAGTATTAATAACTGAATTAGAAAGCACATTAGAACTTACTTCCGTATAACTTCTTACATCATCCTGTATTTCACTTAATGTTGCCATATTATGCCGTAATTGTTACTGGTCCAGCATTTGCTCTTCCTCCACCAGCTTCACCTGACTCACCAGGAGAAGTAGTAGAAACAAATGTGAAAAAATTATCATCTACCTTAGTTATAGTATATCCATCTTCATCCTCTATTTCTGAAGCAGGAATACCAAACACAGCCATAGAATTTCTAAATCTTACAATATCTCCCGTTGATCTTCCATGATCTGGAGAATTAACTTTAATGGTGGTATTGCTTTGTGTTGTTATAAAAGGATTTAAAGGTAATAAAACAGGAACCGCGGGTGCTACTCTTGAAGGTCTAGGATTACGAAGAGCAATAGGATCATTTCCAATATGGAAAGGACCTAGTTGCGGTTGTTTTGGTTCATATTCTGATTTATGTACAATAAAACCATTCCATTCTTTTCGCATTTCCAAATAGGGAAAAGCTACTCCACTTCGGTCTGAAATTCTAAGCGCATGTTTTCCTTTTGCAAATGCCATTATCTAATTGCCTTTTCTATTGATCCACCTTTAGATTTCATATCTATTCCTAATTCTTTAAAAATATCATTAATAGCAATATCCAAAGCATCCATATCACCTATTTCTTTTGCATCATAATATGCTTGAAATAATTGGGTAGCTCTATCAGTTCTTCCTTGTTTAAAATCAGATTTTGAAACCATTAAAATCCTCCAAGATATCCTTGTGCAGGAACAAGATGAATACTAGCCCTGGTTGCATCTTCTGCTGCAGCTCTAGCAAATTCTTCTTCATACACTTGTTTTAATAATTGTATACGATCAGGAGCTCTTTTCATAGCTATATAGTAAGCTAGTCCTGCACACATACACGGAATAAATCTAAAAGGTAAATCCACATCATTTGTATAAGTGCCTGCATCTTCAATTCGACGCAATGCATAATATTTAAAAGTATAAGTTTTTGTATCATCAGGAGAAGTATAAACATACAAAGTTGGAGTTAATGTACGTTCAAAATACCATTCTGATGGTTGTCCTGTTTCTGTTTTTTTAGGTAAATCTAAATAAGCCATTCGGCTAATTCTATCTACCGCATAATCATTAGTTCCATTGTTAACTACAGCAGATAAAACATCTATAATTCCTCTCTCCTCTGGAGAAGAAAAACTATAATTAGGTTGACTTGCTACTAATGTTTTAGAACCTTGTGTAATTTTCCATAAGTTTAAACCACGGTTCGCCCATTCTGAAAACATAATGTCTAAAGAACGGCGAGCCGTGTCTAAATCATATCCTTTACGGGTTTGTAACCCACAGCGCTCAAACGCCTCTTCAATTATCTCATCAATTTTGAGATTAAACTCAGTAGTCCCTGAAGTTGGCATATCATCCTCGTTTTCTTCTCATCTTAGCAAAAGTTTCTGCTAGACGTGCTCGTTGACCAAGCTTACCGCCTTTTTTAGCAGCTTTAGCTAATTTTTTAGCCGGTATCTTTTTTCCTTTTTTGACACCGAGAGAACGACGAAGAGCTCCTGGTTTCTTAACCGCTTTTTGTATCCACTTTTTATCTGCCACCGGTTTTCCCGTTTACGCCATTAAAAACTTCAGATGGTTGTTGACCCATCATCAATCTTTTTTTCATTGGTACATGACCTTGAGGTTGTGTAGTGGGTTTTCCCATTTTCACTCCTCTTGGACCTACAGGCTCACCATAAGACTTTACAGTCTTAGAATTTTCGAGAGCAGATCTAGTTTGTGCAGTTGAATCATAATAACTTGGCATTCATACCTCCTATGTAGTGTAGAAGACTACGCATCCCGCTGTTTCTGCATCAGCGTCAACGCACAGTCCGGTTTTAAATAATACTCCCATCTCAGGAATATATGTATTAGCATTTGCTCCACCAGGAATAACAAGATCCATAATTTTATTTCCACCGGCAATATCACCTGTAGCGGCACAATCATGAAAAGCAATGGTCGTGGAATCGGTTGGTAACGCTGCTGCGTCATAACCTTTTAAAAAACCACGTTTGTTACTAATTAAAGTTTCGTTGTTACCTGCCGTAGCATTTTTAGCAAAAACTGGAGTTGTCATTAATAGTCAGTCTCCCTATCAAGTGCCGCCATGAAGTAATCAATAGTAGTTACTTTTGTTCCACTTGCATCACCAGATAAAGACATGCACATAAGTTTCATATTAGCTGTCGGTATTGATGTGTTAGAAGCTCCAACTTTTTGTCTATTAATAAACCATTCTATTTCATCACTAGCTGTTGCTGCTCCTTTAGTCATAATAAATCCTAAAGTAACAAATGTATCATCAGCTAAAGTAGATAGAGTTGTATTATCAAAAGTTATAACGCTAGCGCTATCTGCTTTTTCAGTTACTCCTTGAATATAACCGTTTCCATCAGTTAATAGAAAACCAGCAATATTAGATGAAGATAAAGCATTTTCAGGATTAGTAGCAAAAGTTTCAGTAAACCCTACTAATAAATCCATTTGATCAGCGTCAGAAACTTTTACTCTTCCTTCCCACCATAATTTATTTCCAGCAGTTGAAGGTAGAGCAAAGCACTCTTGTTTTGCTTGAATAGAAGCGCCATCATTCTCAGTTGTTGCTGTTGAAGTTAAAGTTGCATGTCCATTAGTTGCATCTGCAACGATTGCCACAGCTGCACCTGAATCTTTTACAATAGTCCAGTTGTGTGTTTCATCAACGGCTCCATCTTCGAAGTCGTCCATCCATTTTGCTTGATCAGGCCAATGTGATACATTCAAATTTTCAAATTGTTTTTGTCCAGCTGAATATAAAATTGGGCCCTTAAAATGTGTAGCCATAATTAAATCTCCTTTGGTCGTATAGACCATTTCGTTACGTAGTCTCTATACCGTCTGCCTAGCCAGTCTACATAACTAAATTAATACTAGGTGTAACTTATTGTTTAAAACAAAAAGGGCGCTTTGTAAAGCGCCCTTTAAGCAGTTAATTAAGTTAAAAACTTAACCTCCTTGTGTACCATAAATTCCACGAGGGTCAGACCAGCCAAAGCTGTATCTTTCTCTCGCTTTATATCTAACGTTTCCAGTATCGAAGTCACCTTCCATAGAGGTTGCGATAGGGGCTCTCACAAACATTTTAAGTCCGTTTGGAACGTCAGTTAATAGCCACCATGCATCTGTGTCAGTTAAGTAGTGATTAACTACATAACCTTCTGGGATCATACCCATATTTTTCATTGCATTGATGTTATTATCTGCGCTGTTGCTTTGTAAAGGAGAGTTTAGAACTCTGTCTGCAATAAATTGCGTATTGACAGGAATTACTAATTTTCTTCCTTTAGCAGCTACTTTTAAACCTCTTTCATCAATAAACCCTGCGATATCAATTAATCCAGTTTCTAAAGATGATTCATTTAGGTCAGCGTCAGTAGTTGGTCTATTTGCAAAAACACCACCTTGCGTAGTAGCATGGTTTGTTGTGCAAAGCATAGATCCGTCACCACCAAGGTAACTAGCACTAAATGAGTTGTTTAAAGTCGCTGCAGCTTTCACTTGTTTTGTGTTAGCCATTGAGCGAGCTAAAGCTCTTGTATAACGAGCTGAAAGCCTATCATACAAGTTGTCTTCGATTGCTTCTTCAGTGATTGCGAATGCCAAAGCAACAGTTTCGTTGGTATAGCGGGAAGTAAAAGCTTCCTGTGCTTGATCATAAGCGATCGAGCTACCTTCAGGTTTTACACCTGCACTACCAAATCCAACTAACATTACTTCTTCTTCGAATGCACGATCAGATGATTCAATCGAATAAAGTTCTTCATGCTCACGGTCATAGCGTTCGTACTCCAGGCCAAATAGGGCATTCAAACCTGGCTCTAACTCTTTGACCAGTTGCGATCTTGATATAGCCATTTTTTATTCTCCTATATTCCTGTTAAGGTTGTGTACGCATGTTCGTTGATTCTTACAACAAAGTTTACGTTGTTAGACGATATATCATTGTTGTCGACATCAGCGGTTACATCCACAATTCTTAACTGTTCAGCAGTAGCTGCCGCGTTTGGCGCGTCAATTTTGCATGAACTTAGTCCTGAAGTCGAGTTTCCGTTTGCATTTCCAGCTGCATTAGCGTTTGCTCCTATAACGGCTTGACCAGTTGTTCCAGCCACTGATTGACATTCAAACAAAGTATTAGGATCGTCATAGACTTTCACTTCTACATCTGTTTCGTTGTATGTCTCAGTTGAAGCAGGCCAGTATTTTGCAAATTTTGGACTGCCTTCTGAATCAGTGTAATAAAATCCACCACAAACACCTAGGATATTAGCACTCGTATTATCGGTTGCCGTTGTAATAAATCCATTAGCTTGTAAAACCACAAGACTGCCTGTGTAGATTGCTGAACCAGCGTCGGTTGCCATTTTATAGGTGCTAAAGCCTGAGCTGTTGTAACTTGCACCAAGCGTTTTAGCTGGGCGAAGTCCAAAAGCGGCATCTATATTAGCCATAATATACTCCTAAAAATGATTCGAGTTCTTTAGTTTCCAGACTCATTCTTTCCTCTAGATCCCCCGAAAGTTACACGACTTTGCCTTTCCTTATGGATAGGCATGCTTTTATGCTCTTCTTTGAATAGATCTCTATCCACAGATTCCATTTGATCTGTTGTTTGTCTTGAAAAATATTTATTTCTCGACTCAACAACTTCAAGTGGAACACGAGCAAGCAATAAGCCACCAATTCCAATAACACCTGCATGTTTCCCATCTTCTTGAGTTGGGAGGTCCCAGTCTGGATATTCGTCTGCTCTAACAAGTTCATAACCTTGTCTGAGCCTACTGATAATATTTTGATTATCTTCGTATCCCCTGGCACTTGCCCTTAACCAACGGTGTTTATATCCGTCGGGCGCAGGAGGTGCCTCCAAATTATTCGGTGGTCTCCATTCTGTCGCTCGAATTGATTTCTCACGCAGATTGGCATTGCGGGGAGTTTTGTCAACAACAATATCTTCTTCTATCTCTATATCTGCTAAAGTTGACTTAGCAGGAGATTTTTTATTTATATTTTTTGTCATAGCCTACTCCTTCACGTATTTGGCATATTCTTGTAAAGACACTCCAAGTTTTTTCGCAATAGCGACTTGACTTGGTGATAACTTCACGGTTTTGCGTCCAGATTTGCTTGATGTTCGGGATGCAGATGCAACAGCCTGGACGGGTCTGTCACTACTGGTAGTATTATCCCCAAATTTATGGGGAAACTCTTTTTTAATTCGATTATCAATCTCACTATAGTACTCATCTGAGTTCGGGTCAAATCCTTCTTGCTCTGTCAGCTTCTTATGTAATGAATAAGCAGTGTATGTCATAGCATCATCTTTTCCAAACCACGGGTTTCTTTGAGCCCATGCTTGAGCTTTTGGGTCTGGAGGAGCAGCTGTAGGTTGTTGTATTGGAGCTGCTGTTTGAGGATTAACCGGAACTTCTTTTTGTTGTTGCTCTATCTTAGTTTGTTGAGCCTCTAAACTTTTTATTCTATTTTGATCAGCCGCTAATTGCGCTAATACAGTTTGAGCTTCTGTTTGTTTTTCAGAATCTCCTGCATCAATAGCTAATTTTAAATGATTTTTTGCCGTAGCAATTTGAGATTCAACACGACTTTTAAATTCATTTACATAACCTTGATCAAGTTGTTGAACCTTATCTTCATTGGCTTTTAATTTTTGTTGAACAGATTTGGCATAATCAGTAGCTGCTTTTTCTCGTCTTTCAGCTTCTCGAACTTTCCATGTTAGACGATCAATTCTTTTTTGAACACCATCACTAACAGTATCTAATTCATCTTTAGGTTGTTGAGTTGTTTTAACTTCTTCTACCGTAGTATCTTCTTGGACTTCCACTTTGTCTTCTTCTTCTTGTTTATCTTCAACAGCAACATTAACGGAAGGACCTGATGTATCAATATCTACAATAGGCTTACCCACGTTGTTGTTGATGGATTGTTGCGCTTCTGGCATAGTTATACTCCTCTATGATTATGAGTGCAGAGATGCATTTACCACATCATCTGGACTGTCAACGACACCGAGTATTTCATCATCATTTAAGATACGAAGTTCCCCGCCGTCAATTTTTAATCTTGAACCAGCATATCTGGCAAAGATTACCCAATCTTTTTCCTTACACCAAGGACCAGTTGGGAATTTATTCTTATCTCCATAAGCCATGGGTCCTAACTTTAGAACAAGTCCTACATTAGTTGTCCATTGTTGCTCTTGAATAAGTGTGTCGGATAGTATCACACCTCCTTTGGTTTTTTCAACCCCTTTATGAGGTAAAATGACCATTCTCCATCCTGTTGGATTAGGAATCTTAGCCATTTCAGCTTTTTCTTTTTTCTTTTCACGTGCAATAGCTGCGTGTTTAGGTAATATTAATTTACTCACTGTCTTCCTCTCTTTTCATAATATCTCTAATGTCCTGCTCCAAACCATTTAAAGAATGAAGCTGTCCTACCATATACTTGTATTTTGCAAAATCTTCAACCCCTTGCATAGTAACTTCTGTAATTTGTTCTTTCTTTTGTCTAATAGCTCTGTAAATTAATTCAGCTAAATGTAGTCCATCCATTATTTTTTTCTCTTTCTAATCCGCAAGCCTAAACGAATACGACGTCTATTTCTTCTTTTTTTGGATCCAATTTTTCGGCGTCCCCTGTGTTTTTTAGGATAACCCATTAACTAGAAGCAACGAAGACCTCCACATCAATAGCGTTAGAAGCATTTGCAGTATTTGCGGTTATAGTTGTTACATCAGCTAGACTGGCCGTTCCGACGGTTCCACTAGCCACAGCATCAATAGCTGTTCCTGGTTGAGAAAGAATAAAAGACCTTCCCCAGTCCAGATATACCCATACATTTTCAGCTGCACCACCCAAATTAATATTTACTGGATTAGCGTCATCTAAATTTGTAATGCGCACATATTTAACATTTGATGTTACGAATTGTCCTGCAGCAGGACCTGTGGAAAATGTGGCCAACGTAATATCCGTATTAGCTGTTAAATTCATAATACGTTTTGATACTTCATTGATACCAGTAATAGCAACAGAGTTAGATGACCCATGGTCTTCACCATTAAGTACAACATTTTCTGTTACTTGAACATTTAAGCTTACATTAGCAACTGTACTTGCCATTATTTATGCTCACAGTTTTTACAATCACAACTTGTACATGATCCACCATTGGAACAATGACATGCATGACCACAATTTTCACAAAGATTGTTCATAATCAAACATTAATCTTTCCACCACCACGTGGTTTTCTTTTTTTGCTACCAAATTTACCATAAGATTCATCCCTTGATGCTTTAAGTTGTTTTTTAGTACGTTTTTTTCTTCTACGCATAGCAATAGATTCATCTTCTCTAGCTTTGTAGCCTTGTTTTTTCTTCCCTACTTTTCCACCTTTGGCATAAGTAGTTGTAGTTTTTCTTTTTCCAGGCATAATCATTCCTTGCCCTCTAGTTGTTACACTACCAACCATACTCTCTCCTATTTAGTTAGTCCCTTTGCCTTCTCGAAACTTCTCATGCCGGCAACTCCGAGCATAGAGGTGACGATTGCTAGTAAGGGCCCAGTTTGAATTTCCGGAGCGGCTAATTCCATTCCAGAAAATTTTGCATACCATTCAATAGATGGTGACAAAATAAATTCGAACATTAGTGCAAAGGCTCCTACCCAGCCTATAGCAGGTCGCCAGCCAGCAACGAATACGCTGCGGTGGCTGGCTTCCTTTGCATTAACATCTAATTGTTTTTCTGCAAGCTTTTGTTGAATGCGTTGCATAAGAATTTTTTTATCAAGTTTTTCCTCTTCTGAGGTATGAAGAGAATCAATGACGGAAGCCACTTGTTTAAGCGCTCCGTCTTTTCCCCCTACTAAATTTGATATTATTCCTAGAACCATTTTTTAGATAGCACCGATAACTATGATTACAATTATAGCTACTATACCAGCTTTAATCCAATCTTTCATGCTCCAATCGGACCACTCTTTTAAGTGAGTCCATAGATCTGATAAAAGTTTCATATTAACCTCCTATGTCCATTCATATTTGCCACCTTTAATCGCCGCACCCATTTGTCCTTTAGTGAGTTTGGATTTTAAAGGAAACTGCGGAACAGAAATAGCCTCTGCTTTTGTCGTAGAGACAGTTCCTTTTCTCGCGTACGAGTTACCTTTAATAACTGTTCCAGGTTCTGCTTTACCAGTTCCTCGTTTCCAGTCACTACTCGGTTTAACACCTGTTAGACTTGTAACATTGTTTTTACCCATTGCACAACCTCCTATTATCGTTTGTATGTTAAAGCGTGACCCGTACCATTATGGACTGCCCCGCCATGTGAATATTTTTTTACTGCGCCGCCTTTAGCTTTTTTTACTGCGCCGCCTTTTTTCATTAAAGGATATGATTGAATAGCATTTTTAATACTTATTCTCCCGTCTTTCACAGCGTGAAAAAGAGCTAGAAGTTTTTCTTTATTAGTTGCCATTTTTTACTCTCTTTGGTCCTTGTTTCGCGTAGTTTATTTTAATGCCCTGGGGCATTGGACCTCGTTTCGGAGGGATTGTTAGTGTTAATCTTTTTATCTTCTTCATTAGTGTATCGTTTGGTTGTTATCTCCAGTTACTTGATCCGTAAATACTTGAAACAAGTCTTGAGTTTGTTGAAGCCCAACCGTATCTACATAGATTTGTCGAGCTGCGGTCATAAATGCTGCACCGATCATCATTGGATCAACAGAAACTTGCTGTTCTATGCAATGATTAAGCAAGTCATAGCATTTATGTAATAAAATATCCATTTCTTTCTTATCAGCTTCAGCCACGTCGTTTACCTTTTCCAGCTTTACTATAAGCAATGGCAATTTTTTGTTTTTGGGCTCGTCGTTTGCCATGTTTCTTCCTTGTTTTTTTAACAGCCTTAGGTTCGTTACGATTAACTTCTTTAAAAGCTGATTTTAGGGACATACTACCCCCTTTAGCTGCCATCTGCAAAGGATTAATCTGTGGTCGTTTTAGTTTTTGACTTTTTATAAGCTTCGACATCAAAGATTTATTAATATTTTGAGGATCAATAGATCTTGCTTTTGCATTTTTTTGTTGCTTTTGCATTTTCATCATTTTTTGCAAATTTTTTATCTGTTGAGGAGTAAATTTAACCATTATTTATCTCTTCCACGAATTTTAGTTTCTTTCAAGTCAATATTTTTGTTACGAATGTCTTTATCCATCTTTTCTAAGTTAACATTTGCTCTTAATTGTGCAATATCTTCTTGAGATTGTATTTTTTCTTGTTGCATATTAGTATTTTGACCTAATTTTTTGTTTTGAAACTCTAATTTTTGTTGTTCTTCCATGGCTTTGCGTTGAATATCTTTTTCTCGAAGGTCAATTTCTTGTTGTTTTAAGTCTACAAGAGGATCTTGCGATTGTGATTCTAACATTTCCTCTTCTTCGGCTAACATTTTGCTAGTTATTTCACCTACCATAATAGCCACCATCTTCGATAACTCTATATCTAATATTTGTTGCGCTTGCTGTGCCTGTTGTTGCATTTGAGGGTTCTGTTGAGCCTGCATCATCATCTGTTGTTGAGCTGCTATTTGCTCTTTCATTTTTTCTTGAACTTGTTCTGTTGCTAATAAAGAAATATGTTCAGAAATATGGGCTTGTAAAATAGACATAACTTGAGGATTTTGTCTAACCAATACTGAACTCATAAAAGCACGGTGTGCATCCATATGGGCTTCATGATCTTGTTGAGGAAAAGCTTCTAATTTTTGTCCTGCTAAAGCATTTGCATTTTCCCTCGCTGGATCTAAAGGCGCAGGTTTAGGTGGTTGAGGTAAGATAACATCAATATCTCTTACACCAAGAGCCATGTACATTCTTCTATAGGCTTCATACATGTTATGTAATTCTGGAGCTGCTTGAGCCATTTGCATTTGTGTTTGTGCCAGGGTAACTCTTTGTGCCATAGAAAAAATATTAGGATCAGAAACAGGAATAATATCTACCCGTTCATCAAAATCTTGTTGTTTGATCATTTGATTTCCACCCTTAACCATGTAAGGATATTCCGGTGGAAGATATAATTGAATAACTCTTGCTAATAATTTAAATTCTTTTTTCTGTGAGTAATGCAAACGTTTATGAATTGCATTCATCACTTTTGTTCCACGTTCAATTAATGCCATGGTTGTGCCAACTGGATTTGCTTGTGAGCCTTCACCCATTTTTTGATCAGCAATAGCAGCAAACTTTTGACCTGCTTGAACAACAAAACCTAATAGTTGAAATAAAGTTTGATCAGGACCTTTGTAAGGTAAAGGAACTAATCCTTCTCTAAGATTTCCACTAGGGGCGTCGACATCTCTAAACTCTCCTGGTTGAAGGGGATTATCGTCATCCCGAATTCGCAACCCTCTTGCTTTAAAACCTGCAGGGAGATTGGACAACGTACCAGCGTCGATAAGCTGACGGAGGGCTGCTGTTGCAGTTCTTGATAATCCGCCGAGCATGTGGATAAGACCAAAGCCATAAAAGCCAAGGCCAGGTAAAAACTTATAGTGTACAAAATATTGTATTTTCTTTTTAAGGGGATCATTAGGATTCCAGTTACGATATATGGACAATACTTTATTAGAGCCTTTGTCAATAGTTACAATGTAAGGAACCTTAACACCACTTGGATCTTCAAATCCCACTAGATCTAAATCCACGTGAAATTCTAAAAGATTATAAACATCCATAGATGTTTCTTCATTCGTTCCCTCTAAGTCGTTATATTTATTTTGAATGTCGCTGTCGGTTGGTAAAGAAGGTTTAATATCAATATCACGGAAAAAACCAGAAGCTTGTTTTTTTCGTAATTCATTATCCATCATAGTTACAACATGACAAACACGCTCACACGATTGAATGTCTGTTGTTAAATAAGGCAGCACGATATCTTCGGCTGGAATAAACTCGGCGACAGCACGTTGTTTTAAATCTGAATAATAAATCTTTTTAAACGCACTGCCAGCGAGCGGGAGGAAGAAGAGTAATTGGTCCATGTCGGGATCATACTCTTCCATGACATCCATGATCTGATAGTTCATGAAGTCTTTAACTCTGTTAGCTTGTTCTTGAACCTGAGGGTTAATTTCGCCAACAATCTGTGTTCTCACCGGCCCATCAGCTGGGAGTAATTCTTTATAGGCTTGCGCCTGAAATTGTGTAACTGTTTCTGCTAGTAAAGGGTGGGTAACGGAGCTCGCTCCTGTAAACGGTTGTGTTCTATCGGTGTATTTAAATCCTAAAAGATCTAATCCATCAACGTAAGCTTTTTCCCAATCACCGCGACTAGATTTATCTTCATCATATAAACCAAATAAATCATCCGCCATTTTATTAAGTTCTGTTTCTTCTACCACTTCTGCCAGGTTAAGACCAAAATCTCCTTGAGCCGCGGTCATCTCTTCTGGGTTAACAATAGCAGAGCCATCTTCCATCATCTCTACATTTTCTTGAGTCACAGCTCCTGGCTGTTGAATTTCAATATTAGCAGAATCTTCAATAACTAAATCTTCAACTTCTACTTCGGGTCTAATTGGTTGTTCAGCCATTATCTAATTGCCTTTTCTACGTAATTATTTGTCATTTTTTTATATACAGGACCGCCATGTTTAAATCCTAATTTTGTTTTAATTTTACTAAAAAAAGAAGGTTCTTCTTTTTCTTCCTTTTTTGGTACACTAGCTTCTTCCAAATCATTAATAACTTTATTTAATTTTCTTTGTCCATAATCAGTAAGCGTAAAGTCATACATTTTTTCCATAAATTTTTTTGTTCTTTCATCATCAAAATATTTTAAATCCATAGATCTAATTATATATTCTTCCGCAAAACCAGAATCATCTACAATTTTTTGAAGAACCGGATTATCATCAATAGCTTTATGTCTAAGTTCATGAATTAAAGTTATAATACCCTGTTCCGTGTTCCAAGGTTCCATCATAATTACACCTTTATTAGCTTTTGACATTTTAGGATTTAATCTATCTAAATCTTCGTAATCTGATTTATACAAAAGATCTCTTTCTATTCTGTTAAGGTTTGTGTCTGATTGTTTAGCAAGATCGGAAGTATTTACTCCATATGTTCTATACCCTTTTTTTCCTTCTAATATTTGAAATACAGCATCAACATCATACCCTGCTTTAGCTAAAGGGTCTTTTTCTTTAGCATCAAAAAGTTTTTGTAAAAATTCGTAATTGCTCTCATCAGCTAAAGGTTGTGGTCCACTAGCATCTGCTAATTGAATTGTTGGTCTTTCAAGTTCAGCCATTATCCACCAAGAGGATTTTCTAGTG